ATGGACATCAGAGCCAGATTTAATTAGTTGTTGGTTGGGTGCATCGGATGGTGGCGGTTGGCACTCTGGCCCAGAAGCATTAGATATGCCTAGCGATTATATAGAAAATTGGATTAATAAATGGAAAGCTAATTGGGTTTAAAAGATTTATAGAGTATTCTTATTTTAAATCTAATTCTTTTAAATCAAAAACAGGTCTATTCTCGTTGTAGATTTTATTTATTTCTTTTAAATCATTATCCATAAGAATAATAGATTCTTTTAAATATCTAGCCAATACTTTGGAAAAATTTTCTACCATGATTCCCACCCAAATTCTAAATTTAACTCATCAGCAAATTCCTTCATTTTCTCAGATACATAGAAAAATTCATGCTGATTCGCTTTAATTTCCCATATCTTTTTCCATTTTCTTATACCAGAATTAAATTGTTTAGCTTGTTTATTATATTCCAATCTATCAATATCTCCTGCTTTGAATTTTTTTTGAATATCAGCACCAAAATCATTCAACTCATCTAGTTGGCTCATTAATTTTGGGTTTCTTATTTCAAAATCATCAATTACATTCTGTTTCCAATTATAATCTCTCCTAAAATATTTATCATGCAATCTATTAATATCTGTTTTTGATGGCCACCCTTGACCTTTTTTAGGTTTAATATAATAAGTTACTTTACCATAAACGCTGTCTGGGGCTATGGCTCTAACTTCTAAAGCACTTCCTTCAGAACCCACTAAAATATCAGTTAAACTGAATGGGCTAGAATTTGGATGATTATGTGTTATAATATTTTCTGATAATAATTCTAATTCTTTTTTTGTAACTTTAATACTATTTGCATTGCCAGGAATTTCAGCTAATATATTTCCATTTTTATCGTAAATAGTACCATTTTCTATTTTATTTTTAGTTTTATTTAATATGTTTTGTTCAATAGTTTTTTGTCTAGTAGAGAATGTGCCAGTTTCTTTAAGTTTTATTTTAGGCTTGGGTGCTTTGGCTTTTAATGTTTTTGGTGGATACAAATCTATTTCATCCCATCCTTTTGGCTTGTCTACTGTATTCCATTTTTCTGCAGCTAATTTTCTAATTTCTGCTTTTCTTTTTGCGGTGGTTTTTAAATCCCTAGCTTCTTCATACCATTTGTGAGAATATTTATCCTTAATAAATTGCGATCTTTTGGTATTAAATTGCATTTCTATTTTTCTACCATCTAATGCTTTTAAATTTACATTTAAACCTCTATATTCGACCCCATCCCAATAGTTTTTAACTTTTGCAAGTTCATACCCTTCGTCTAAAAATTTGCCTATAATATTATTATAATCATCTACATATGAAACCTCATCCAGTATAAAAGTAAATCTATTTATATCAGATAAATCATCTTTAGCCATTCTTGAATACGATATTCCATCCTCTACACTATCTTTAATTATTTTTCTAGATATAGATCTTGGTGTTTTTAATCTATGATCTAAACCATGTAGAGCAGAGCCTGTTTCATCGGCTAAATTTTTAGCAAGTGATGTAATTTGTGGATCTTGCTTTTTAGCCATATTAAAAAATCTCATAGCTAGTTGATCCGCCTGAGTTTTGGTAATTGTTGGAATAGTTTTTTTTGCAACTTTTGAACCTTTTTCCCTTACGGGAGCATTTACTTTTTTTGAAATTTGGCCAGTAGGATCCAAAACACAATAACAATATCCCTGACATACGGACCACCCAGATCCTGGTAAACCTTCACTTTCCCATTCATTAAAAGTTAAGGTCATTCCCGCCCTACCATCACAATCCATACAAACTCTATGGCCACCAACTGTAACCCAAGCAAAAGTGCCTTTATCTAAATCATAATTTTCATATTGTCCCATTTTAGCAGATTGATTAATTCCATCTACAATACTAGCCTTTGTTTCATTTCTAAGTTGGCCAAATATTCGGCCACCTTGATTCATATCATTAGCTAATGTTTGTTTGATTATATCACTAGAAACACCAGATTGGGACATTGAAAAGACTGTTTTTTCTAATGCATTACTAAAAGTTCTAACATCATAAACCATTTTATCCATAACTCCCATAAGCATGGTTTCAACTTGTGGAGGTAAATCGTCTAAAGATGCTAAAACTGAAGCAAAATCTTCACCAAAAATATCTATTAATTTATCTGCCAAATTTTCTCCATGCTGATCTAATCCTCATTCTTCGTTCAGGTTCTGATTTTTTATATTCAGATTGGCCAGGAAACATAGATTTTGGAATACCAAACCATTCTCTCTTAGGTACTACAGACTTATAAAACCATTGTTTTTTATTAGTTTGTGAAAATCCTGTGTTATGGTAAGCACCATATTTTGTTGTTGATAAAAGTGTAAAAGTAAGAGTATTTGCAGTCGCTGGAATTTTTTTAGTTTTTCTCATTTTGCCAGTTCGATTTAATAATTTTTTTCCACCTAAGTCTTTAGTTACTTGTTGCATCGGTGCATAGGAATTATATTTTTTACCATGTATATCTTCTTCGTTATCTATTCCATCTTGAATAGCCTTGTTAATTCTATTTCCTTTAACATTAAGATCTGCAGCAATAATACTTTCTAGCTTATTAGCTAATTTTTTAAAGCTAAATGTAGATTTTACATTAAAATTTTTAGGCATTGTTTACAATCTCTTTTCCAAATTCATTTCCAAGTTTATGTGCTTTTGTAAATAAATCTACATATTGAGTAAAAACTAATTCTATAAAATCTAATCCGTATTGTTCTGGATCCTCTAAGACGGAATCTATGTCTATTTGAGGTATATCTACCTCTATATCATTCAGTTCCTGTATTTTGGTTACGAATTCTATTAAAGATTGATCCAGTTTGTTGTTTTGTGCCATTAGCAGCCTCATTTTCTTTTAATTCTTGTTCAGCTTGTTCGGGGGATAGATCTTTGTTGTATTTTATCAATAATTTGGCCTTTGTGGTCATATTATTCTCTAATTGCCATGTATTCCATGCAATCTCATCTTGGACCATCATAGGGTATTCTGGCTCATTAAAATCTATTCCAATATCATATGGGAGATTAAATCCATTAACAAGTGCAATAGTTTGCTCTAAGTCGTATAATGCCCGTTCATGGTGAGCAAAAATTTCCAAATCGTCTTGATAATCCTCAAATTTTTCTAAATCTTTAATCTTTAAAGCTATACCAGAACTAGGTCTATCTTTATTTGTTTCAGAAAAACTAATATTTAGATGATTATTTTGAGCTACTAATTCTAGCATACCTCTAGCTAATTTTAATCCATCGTTAATATTAACATCTGGGGAAAGAATTTTAAGATCAGTTCCCTCAGGCATAACTATGATTTCATCAGAACCAGCTCTTTGTATTTTTTCATCTTGATATAACCCAGTGGCCACATATTGACCAAAAAGTTGAAATCTTGACCCTAATGACATTTCACTAAACAAAATATTAATCATCTCATTTACTGATATAATATCAAATGCGGGGTAACAAAAAAAGTTATCAATTTGGTGGTCCCTATGAAAAAAAACAAATGGGATTCTCCCATAAGGGTTTTCGTATCGTTCTATTTCTGACATAGATCCATCTAGTCCTGATGCTTTATAAATAATTTTATATTGATGGTCCCAATAGCAATATAAAGGATCGGGGGCTGTAGAGGAATCATCTACTGGTAAAAGCATAGGATAAATTATTGCAGATGGTTCTAACGGATTCTCTGGATTTAAAATCACATCAAATTTATAAAAAGGGGTATATTCAAAGTGGTGATTTCCTTGACTATTTTCTTTCCATGAAACTTGAACTGCAACAGTTCCTATTAATTTTGTCATTTTTTCAAGATGCTTCATTTTAAAGTCTTTAAATCTTGTTAAAGATTGATACTCGTCATTTTTAGTAGGAAGTGTTCTAGATGCTCCTAAAGTGTAGATTCTGCTCATCTTATCAATCATTCGTTTAGTTACATTATAAGACATTAATGGAATTTCTTTAAAGGCGGTTGTTTTAAAATAATCTTTAATATATTTTTCTGTGTTATCGCCCTGATAATAATCTAAAAGTTTATTAATAAAATTATATCTAGCTTTGTTATTTAATAGCTTTTGGTCCTTGATAGATGTTTTAATTAAATTTTTTGCATAGTTTTGCATGTCATACATATTGTCAATCATCGTTTGCTAGTCCTTAATTTATGGTTTTTAATTGGAAAATGGTTTAATATGCCATACCTTAAAGCATCACAACCATGTTCAAAATACCCATCTTTAAGCGGATTCTCTTTTAAGTTTTTACCTTCCACTTCCTCAGGGTATCTATATCCCTCCAGATCTTCAATTATCCCGTTACATCTTTGATCTATATGTAGTCGCCTTGTTCCATTTTGAGATAAAATAAAATTTCTAACATGGGAAACTCCAGAATTGATATTTCTACTTGCTTTATCTCTTACAGAAAAAACCCGTTGCCCAGTCATTTGATAAAATATTTCAGCTTCGCCCATTCCAACCGATGCTTGAACTTGATAACCCGCTGGATCCCCGTAAACCCTGCCAATGTTATATTTTTTGTCTTTAATTAAATTAACAAATTCAGAAGTTTTTAAGTTTCGCTTGTGGATAATTTCGTCTATAATATATATATGTTCTAAACCATTTTTGTCTTTTATGACTTGAAAAAATACCGCAGCTGGTAACCTATAACCAAAATCAATAGAAAGAAAGACAGGAAAATTATACTGATATT